CATGGGGTAAAGTTTATTAATGAGCACTTTAAGCTTCCATCTGGAAAAACAGAATGGAAAGGCTGCCCACACTGCTATCAAAAAAAGATTGATTTAAGAAATATGCGTTTAATGGAAAGTTATATGAAAGAAAGCGGTATGCGATATAAAAACGAGACAAATGAATGGTATAAGCCAGAAATCTATATAAACCCTGTTGCCCCTAATGAAGAAGAATATGCCGATGTAAAATTTCGTGTGTTTAAGAATTAAGAAAAGGTAAAAAATGTCAATAATAAAAAATAAATTAGTAAAAAAATTTAGTACTATCCCAAATGCAATAGTAGTAGATACCGAGGTTACACCTATAGCATTAAGGGCGTATTTATATTTAATATCAAAACCTGATGGATGGCAAGTTTTAAATAAAGATGTAATGCAAAAAATTGGCATAAAAGATGAACAGACTTTATCAAATGCCTGGAAATGTTTAATTAATACTGGTTGGATAACAAGAGAGCGTGAACTTAACGATAAGGGTCAGTTTACAGGTGGCTATAATTATGCCTTAAATGAATATGCCATACCCGAAAATACCCTGATCAGGGAAAATCCCGGATCAGGTGAAAACCCTACCAGGGAAAATCCCAGATTAGGTAAAAACCCGGACTATAATAATACTGATATGAATAATATATATAAAAAAACTGATATAAGTAATAGAGAAAATTCTGTCACCGATTTGTCGATTCAACGGGAGGAAGAGGAGCGCCAAAGAGGTCTAAAAAGAGTGCAACAAAGTGCATTTTCAGGATGGGAACAGCAAGCAAAAACAATGGGCATTAAATTTACTCAAAATGAATGGGATAAAATCTATGCTTATGTGATTGCTAAACCTTTTTTACCACCTCATGAAATTAAGGTAGCTTTAATTAGCCTTGATAAATGGGCTAATGAGGGTTTAGATATTGAGGATGCATTGTTAACCTGTCAGAAATACAAGAGCTTGCAAAAACCTGCTGCTAAATGGATACTTGATAAAAACAATATACGTCAATATGGACATGCTGTAATTGATCACCGTAAACGCGTTATACGCGATGAGGAGGCATATGCTAAGGAAAATCCAGCCACAAGTGTTTAAAATTCAATAGCGCGTAAAGTAGATGGGTAAGCGAGGGGATTTAAAATGGAAGCAAAATGTTAGAATCGTTAATTTTTAAAAACTGGGGTAAAATTGTAGAGTTGCTTTACAAAAATATGCCTATTAGGAAAATAATTAAAAATGGCAGAGGTTATATGTACGAAGATAGAAAGTTGTGGAAATGATTAGAATTGCAGATATAATTTGGAAAGAAAAAACACAGAATAACAACCCATATGTACATAAAAAGTATTGGGTAAGCTCTCCAGAGTGTGTTGAAATTTATCAAAGAAGCATGAATTGTTATACAATAAACATCTTAAAAAATGAATTAGTCTATATGGCCAACACCTTTAATGAGGCCAAAGATGTAGCTTTGATGGCAGTAAAACAATGAGTCTAACAATAAAAACTAAACGCAAATATCCAGAATATGAGGAGCAAAAGCAGCTTATAGCATGGTGGAGACAGCTAAAGCAATTTAAGATTATTCCTTCCGAATATCATTTAATCTGCACCGATGCATCCGCAAAGCGCACTCCTGCACAACAGGGACGTTATAAGGCAATGGGAGGTGAGGCAGGTACTCCAGACTTATTTCTAGCTATGCCTAGAGATGTATATAACGGTTTATTTATTGAGATGAAGCACCCTGATCGTAAGGCTAAAACGGAGAGAGGTAAAGGCGGAGTAAGCCCAGAGCAGTTTAAATTCCTTAATGATATGCAAGATTTAGGTTATATATCTTGTGTGTGTTATTCCGCTAAAGAGGCACAAAAAGTAATTTGCGATTATTTAGGAATAGAATTATGAAAATTGAAAAACAGCACTTATTATTAATAATTGATGATAAAATTAAAAGCATGGAAAAAATATTATATGTTAATAATTCTGATTTAGTTGATTCGCCTTATGAAGCTGGTAAATTAGATGGGGCTATTGAGATATTAGCAGCTCTTAAAATTGTTATATATGGACTTGGTAATGGCAACTAATGAGGAGTTGAGTAATTTATTTGTATATGATCGGTGTTTTAGCTATAGAGATTGGTCTTATACTCTACAACGTAAAGATGAGAATATTTTAATTACAAAATTTGTTAAAATAGAAAAAATAATAGATGCTAGAAATATTAAAGAAAAATGCATTCTGCTAATCCTGCAAGATAGGGGAGTTCTATGAATTTAACTGACAAAGCTATTGAACATGTTAAAAACACATGGACTAATAAAAAATGTATCTGTTGCAAAAAAAATAATTGGGAGGTGGATGGCGGTATTTTTAGGTTATATAGAAATGATATGGCTGCTATGCCATTAATAGCAGTGGTTTGCATAAATTGTGGAAATACGGTATTTATTAATGCTATTGTTGAAAAGATTGTGGATGATAAAGGTGGATTGCAATGAATTTATTTAACCATTTTCGTGAGGTCAAGTAAATGGTAGCATATTTTATAGGGTTTTTATTAGGCATATTATTTATTCTTTTTATAGGATTTGTAGCATCATCTTCCGAACAAGAGGTAAAAGTGGGAGATATAGTCTATTGGAAACCAACTAATAAAAAATGCATGATAGAAGATAGTTGGTCCGGTAAATATTTTATTTGTGACATGAGTGGTAAACGATTAAATAGTGGTTTCCCAGTTCATCGCAATACATTAACAAAGGTTTTTAGTGAGGTTGAGTGAATGAAATTTGAAAATGTATTAAAAATATTAAGTCAAATATTTTTAGTATTTGGTTCTGTTGCAACGGTACATGTGTTTATGGATAGCAAATGGTATCTAGTGTTAGCGGCACCTCTTATTGTATTATGGATTATATTTGATGAGTGGTCTTGTAGAATAGTTAAAGAGAGGTTATTAAAAAATGAAGCGCCGCTATAACCACGAGACCAAGCAATGGGATATTGTGCTTACGCAAGATGAGTATGCAAATATCCAACGTGAATTGGTGCAGCTTAATTTGTTGAGAATGGAACAATCAAGATTTCCTATAGGTAGATCAATACCTTACCCTCCCAATCCATTTCAACCGAATATTATCTATGGAGGATTAAGTACAAATGAGCCACCTTTATTAAAACCTAATCCTCTAATGAATAATACAGGAATACAATAATGAAAAATCGTAATTTTATAGATTTTTTTAACCTTGCAATCCAAGAGGATCCTAACTCTGAGTTTATAAAAAATGAGTACATCCAAAAAGTAAAACAATCTTTAATTGATAATAAGATTAAGCATCCTTGTGAGGCAACTTGTAATGCGATATTAGAATTAGAAGCTAACATTTGGAATGATTCATGTGCTTTGATATGTAGCAATTGTGGAAATATTCAAGAATATAGAATTAATATTTTAATGAGGAATGTTAAAGTATGAATCTACAAGAATATCAAGCATTAAATCACGTTTATTTGGAGTTTTAAAGAAATGCATAATTATTTATATTTAATGTGGATATTATTAGGATTTGCCATTGGATTTATTTTTGCTAAATTACTAACAAATAAAAATAAATTTGCCGTGGGAGATATAGTTTATCTAAAACCGACTAACAGAAAATATATTATTTATGGTAAACATCCTCAATTAAGTGGCCACTGGGTGTTAGCTGATATGAATTGTGAGCCAATCGACTCTATTCCTTTTCACGAAAGATTATTTATAAAGGTAGAAAATGACTTATAAAGAATTATTTATTTTGGTGTTTATATTTTTAACTAGTACAGTAACTTGTACAGTGTTTATTTGTAAACAAATGAAAAAGTATAATATTGGAATAGCCTCCGAATCTAGTGTAATGCAGGCAATGAAAAATGGCAATTTATGAAACGAAATGATATTATAACTCGCGAAGAAATCATTAAACGTGGCTGGGATGGGTCTAAAATACCTTTATATTTGAGTTTTCCTTATAGTAAATCAGAAGTAATAAAGATTGAAAATTATTTAACTAGAATCGATATTGAATGGAGAAAAACTCAAAAAGGTTAATTATGATATAATAAAGGTGCTAATTTATAGTAATAATATATTATGAGAATGTGGCGGAATAGGTAACGCTAATTTTGGCAGCAGACTGTTATAGATAGAAGATGGATACCACCTAAGTAATATCGTATGCCTGGTCTTTATATAGGTAGTGGGTCTTAATAAACAGGAATTGTTTTGCCTTGGTTACTTACTGAGGCATAACAGAAATGTTCTATCACTGCAAGGTGCAAATCCTTGTCATTCTCACTAAATATGGGCACAGGAAAAAGCTGTTGGAGTAAATCTCCCTCTAAATTTGGCTTATTTCTAAAAGCATAAGCCAAATCGTATTATATAATAATTATAATAACTTAAAGCAGAAATACCTATAAATTTTCTTCCTGGTCTTTATTTCTTTTGTGAGTAATAATGCATATTTTGCCAAATCCCCATAAGTTAGCAGGATGAATATCGTTAATACGATAACCATATTCATTACAGACATGTAAATCCCCATTTTTATCTTTAAAATTATTTAATTGATCTATAAATTCACTGATTTTCATATTCTTTGCCCTCCCAAAATATACAACCAAACTCTTGTGGGTTCTTAATCCCCATTATAGAATATCTGGATTATAACTTAAAATTTAGAGCTGCGATTGAGCCCCAGGAATTAATGAAAACATATAAGCCTTATGTTTTCCAGTTCTTATTAAATATTTTTGATCTACAAGTTTTTTAAGTAGTTTACTACGGCTAGAATTAGATATAATTCCACATCTGTTATTTAAATAAACATGTAAATGTTCGCTAGAAATTGGTTGAAAGCGTTTTATGTAAGATAATATCCGGTTATAATATAATCTATCAGTTCTTTGTCCTTGCATTTAATGCTCCTGTTCTCGAACAATTAACCCTTTTCTTACTTCCGGGCGATAGTATATTATATTAGTAAGTATGTTGTCAAGTATATTTGCAAGTATTTATACATAAATACCTAAAATTCATTGCGGCACTAATTAACTAAATAATTAAAACAATTCCAGAAATATTGTTTTATGATTAATAATAGAATTTTAATTGATTAAAAAATTTTACCAATCTAATAATAATTAATGTATAATATTGGCTGCTAACGGTATTGATGTAAATTTAATTATTAATTTCAATTTAGCATTGTTGTTTGGTTTTGTCTATTTTAATAATTATATCTCCAATCGCATTGATACTGTTAGCAATATTCTAAAATGTAACTAATTGAACAGCAGCGAGTTTAATTAGTTGCTTTTGTAACTAACTAAAGCCCCGCCACATCGCTGTAAAGGGGCTTTTTTATTTCCCGAAAGGAAAATATCATGAAAAAATTTATATTATTTAATCTCTTAATTAGTTTTATGTTTATTGCTAATGCATTAAATAACTATCAATCTTCTAAAATTTGCCGGTTTAAAATCGGGGATGCCGTAATGATTACACATTATGATCTTGATCCCGCTCTCGTGGGACAAACAGGTACGATTTTAACTAATTGTAATGATGAAGAATATTATTACGTTAATCTACCACATGCAGGAGGGACTTATACCGTAAAGGATGAAGATTTAGGACTTGCTGAATAAAAATATGTTATAATGCTTCGTGCTAGCAGGAATAGGAATTTATTTTTTTAATTATATTGCATGTCTCCAAAAATACTGTTAGCACCTTAAATCAATGAATTAATTAATCACGCTAGCGTTATTAATTGGTTGATTTGTTCAATAAGATTTTTCTTATTGATAATAAAACCGGCCCCAGTATCTAGCGTAACTGGGGTTTTTTATTTAATATTTCTAGAAAGTATAAACATGACAGTAGTTGAACAAAAAACCCAAGAAATTATTAATACGACAATTCAAGAAAATGCGATAATTCAAGAACAAAATAGACAACAAAAAATAATTGATGAACAGAGTAAAAATATACAGAATTTTATAAATCAGCAGGTTAAGGCCAATGTTGAAGCATTTAATTTAGATGTTCAGCGCTTATTTATAGCAGCAGATATTGTAGAAAAAATTAGTAAAAGTTCTAGTGGTAATGATGAGCTCTATAAAAGCTCTCAAGATCTTGCAATGAAAATTATTAATAAACTTAATAAAATTTTTAATCCATTAATTGAATCAGAAAATTCTCAACAAGTTAAAGAGTCAGAACAAAATGCATAAAGTTAAATTTAATGTGGCCACTACAGTACATATGATCCCCGATGAAGTTTATTTAGATCATCTCAAAGAGATGAAAGAAATGAAATATAAAGATTTTAAAAGCTTTTCTCAGCGTATTGTAGTTGGCACGGAGCATGCTATGCTTGATATTAAAATCGGAGATATAGTTGATGTACCTAACTGGTATTATGAGATAAATAAAAATCGTGTTATGCGAGTTAGTAATAGCTTTCCTAAATATCGCGATAAAAATGGTAATTTAACCCCATTTGATACAGAAGAGGCCATTAAACATGGTGATATGGATAATCCATTGGATACTATGAAAACAATTAAAATGTTTGAGTTAGTTGAGACCCCTGTTGAAATTAAATCTAATACTAAAAATAAATGATAATAATTAAATATATTAAACTTGACCTGTTAATAAACAATACTGGTCAAGTCCCCGGTATTAATCAAAACCCTCGGGATTTAACTGAAGATGGATTTCAAAAAACTGTTAAATCTATACAGGATTTTCCGGAAATGCTTGATGCTAGAGAATTGGTTGTAACACCCTTTAATAATGGTAAATATATCGTAATAGGTGGCAATCAACGTTTAAGAGCTTTAAAACATCTTGAGTACACGGAAGCGCCTTGTAAAATTGTAGATTGGTCCGTAGAAGAAATAAATGAATTTATAGTTAAAGATAACTTATCATATGGTGACTGGAACTGGGATTTAATAGCTAATGAATGGGATGCTGAACAATTAATTGATTGGGGGTTAGAGCTTCCCGTTAAGTTAGATAATGTCGAATCAGAGGATGTTAAGGTAATTGAGAAATCTACTATTTTTGGTTTAAATATAGAGACAGAAAATAAAATGAGTTTTGATAGTATTAAAAAAGAACTTGATCGGTTAAAAATTGGTTATACAGAATATGAGAAATAATTATGTCAAAATCTAAAGCCATAACCAAAAGTAAACCCTTAACACCAGAACAATATGCTGAAATGAAAACACGTTATCAAATGGGTGATGCTATTCGAGAGATAGCCAGAGACTTTAATTATGACTCAGGTAATCTAACTAGAAGATTTAAAAAAGAAGGTATAGTTCAGGGTGAATTACAGCACCTAATTGATAAGAAAGTCATTGCGGCAGCAGAGAGTATAAAAACCATTACAGCAGATATACAGCAGATTACATCGCCACTTCAAGAGCCTATAATACAAAACAAACTAAATGAGCGCGCGGCTAAATGGCTTGGAATTGTAGAGGATGTTACAGATATTGCTTTAAAGTTAAATAAAAACTTATTAATTGAGGTCAGTAACCGCTCTAAGCCAGATGCAAAAAATAAATATGAGCCCCATCAATCAGCAGCAATATTACGTACATTAGGTATGTCACATGATAAATTATTAGAACAGACGGGTATTTCAGCTAAATCTAATGCAGGGGACGATTCAGAAAAAGCTAAACCAGTTGTATTATATATACCAGATAATAAAAGGAGCAAGAGATGAAATGCAGAAATTGTGGAAATAATAAATATGAGCTATATCAGATTAATCCTGCCATATGCATGGATTGTTATAAAAAGAAAGATGTAAATTTGTCACCATTTGATTCTATACCGATAGATACTTTTTCATCATTGCCGAGTGATGATAATATTACATTAAATATTGATAGTATGGACAATAGCTTCTCAGATACTTCATCAACAGATATAGGTGGAGGAGGTGATTTTGGGGGCGCTGGAAGTTCAGGTGATTGGTAAAACTTGTGGATAAAAGTATATTTAAGCATAAAGCCGCTAGAGCGGTTAAATACCGTAAGCATCGAGCATTTATTAAAGATGTGTACAAAAGGGTTATGCACGGGTTACAACCATTTATAGATGAGCATAGCAAACAATATGAGCATTTGGTTAAAGTCGAACAAGATCCGAATGACCCAACTCAGATTAATATACAGATACCGTGCCAGGTTATCTGGCCAGTTGAAATTAATGTATTTAGCTCTCTATTTAGTTATCTAATTAAAAGGTAAGATAAATGATTAAACTAAGAATAACGACGGCACCACATTATTATGACATAGAAAATAGTACTATTATTGCAGAGGCCTCTAATATAGAAGATAATCTTGATACGTATCTAGTGGTCTGGCAAAAAAGATTTAAGTCAACAACATATAAACATACGGTCTATAAACGTGACTATACCGGTAGTTTTTACAATGATATTCTTGATAAAGAAATTAATGCTGAAATAATTGAGAATAGATTTGCTGAAGATGGCTACTTAATAGTTAGTACACTTTTACCATTAGCTTAATTCACTATAAACGGAAGGTTGAAAATTGAGAACTATATTCCCGCGTGATCCCAATGAAAGCGCTACACCTCAATTAAAGCACTTTGTAAATCTTTTGGCGAATTTTAATAAAATGTTTGACTTTCGAGATTTTAAAATTAACTATAAAATAGAAGAAATCCTACTGGTTATGTCTGAAGAAAGACTGCATTATGTGACGGGAGGCAACTATTGTGGTGGCTGCTATAGCCCAAATGATAATACCTATATGTGGCTAACCCGGGAAGAGTTAGAAAAGTCTAGAGAAATAAATCAGGGCTTTAACGATCTTTGGGTTATTGAAAAAGGTTTTAAGATTAGCATTTTACCCAAACAGGAAAAGTATTTAGCTAATCTTTTAGATGACTTTATAGGTTATGGAAAATGTGAATATTTTGAATCTGGTTTAAAAGATATAAAAATGCAATTATCTATAGAAGATACTTCCCTTTACGCTGGGTTTTCTATAAATATGCCGAATGAGAATACAATCTTATATAATGAGAAATATAAGTTTTTACGTAATGCTTTGTTAACTGGAATTAAACAATACACTAACTTACCATCATATATGCATAAATAATAAAGGATATAGATGTTATCTAAAAACTTTCTAACAGGGCCCGGTTGTATTATTGCAACAGCTGAAATTCAAGCTATATATATTAGTAATATTGGCAGAAAAATTGGTGATTTAGAATATTTTATTGGATTTACACAACAGCTCTAAATGCTGTAATCGATTATAGATTAAACTTAAAATATGGGTTTCTATACGTAACTTTTGATGTAGTGTTTGTAAGGGAAAAATAACGATGTTTGAGTTAGATTTTTATAAACCGGTAAGAATTAAAGGTACTGATTTCACCGGTGAAATTGAGCAGCAAGAACTTGTGTCAGATGTTTTTCTTCGTCCACGTATTGCTTATTTGGTAAGATTTTATGATATTCACCCTGGAAGGTCTTTTTGGCTTCCTGAAGAAATATTGGAGCATATAGAATGAATACCCAAAACTTACAGCTGCTAATTAAAGATGACCCTATCCTGCAAATGGCTTTTGAAGAATTAACTAGATTGCCATCCTTCCTTAAATACTGTCATCCGGATAAAAAGGTACAAGCATTTATACGTAAAGAATTAAAGAAACCTGAAAATAGAGAAAAATTACAGAATTCGATAAATAAAATTTTACATGAAGAAATTACTAAACGCTGGTTGGGCTTTTATATTAAGGAGAAGTTAGATTGAGAATATTTATTTGGAAATATGTACCTGATATAACTGCCCGTGAACATAATGGTGGTGGATTACTGGTTGTTGCTAAAGATTTAGAAAGAGCAAATGCTTTATTAGAAACAGAACCTATTTATGAGTTTGATTCGTGGCATGCTGATGATAAATCTAATATTGTAGGATACGTGGGAGCCAGAAGTAATCCAGACTTTATATTCAATACAGATGAGACGGAAGAGAGGGTTCTTCTATTTCCAGATGCCGGATGTTGTTAAATTATACAAGAGGAAACATGAAAATATTTGGTAGAGCAGTCAAAAAACGCGTTAAAGGATTGCCACTTGCAGAATTAAAGAAGGAGAACAGTATGGAATTTAAAATTGGTGATGTAGTTAGAGTTAAACATACACAAAAAGAACATATTATTACTGAATATGCCAATTGGGGGTATTTAAATGATGTTATGACTAAAAAGGCGTATATTCTAGATAGTAAAGAGGGAGCTCAAATTAATTATTTAGTTACAGCGGATCAAATAGAGCTTGTTTCCAAGTGGATGCCTAAAGACCTTAAAGAACATATCAAAAGTGGAAAGGTTAAAAAAATTATATGTAATCCTAATTCAATTAATCAAGTTAAAAATATTATTAAAGAATGTGAAAGTGAATCCAGTCCAAAGCCTAAATTCAAGGTCGGTGATAAGGTTTATTATAATGAATTTGAATATATTATAGATGGAGTTAATATTCATATACCATTTACATATAATATTAGAACAAGGGGATGCTGGGAATTCATAAATGTTCCGGAAGATCGATTAATCTTAGTCCAAGACCAACCCAAAATTGATATGGTGGTTAAGTGTGTTGATAATGAAGATGGCGGCTTAAGCTTAACAATTGGTAAATACTATCCCGTAAAATATATTCATTGTGATAGTTATACTGTAAAAAATGATATAGGTCTTGTAGATGGCTATCACCCAGAACGATTTAAAACTTTCAAAGTTGGGGATAGGTTTAAACGTGTTTATTTCGGAGATAATATTACGATAATTAAATTTATGGTTCTAGAAAATGAATTATGGGTTTATTATCAAGATTATAAAGATGGGGCTACTAATAAAGCTGTAATCTCTTGGTTTGCTGAATACTTTATCAAAATAGAAGATGAGCCAGAAAAGAAAAAACCTGAAACAATCAAAATATATAGTGAACAAGGTTCTATTATTGGTGAAGGCTGGTATATAAAAACAGATGCTAATGGAGTTACAACCTGTAAGGCTACCTTGAAAGATTGCAAGTCGTCTGAAAAGAAAGAATTCGAAAAAGAACAGCATCGTAAGAGTTGTGATGCTTATCTTAGAGAAATGGATAAAAGAATATGGTCTTTACAAAAAGAATCAGAATTATTGCCAGTCGGTACTCGGGTTAGAGTTGCAAAATATATGAGTTTTTTTATTGGACATGAAGGTAAAGTTATAGAAACTATGGGGTATCATCGTTTAGTGAAATTAGATAATAATCTAAAGGCGTGGCTTTCTGTAGTTGATTTACAAAAACTAGAAGAACCCCAAGAAGAATTACAGGTTGGTGACTGGGTGGAGATCACAAACCATTATTACTCAGAGAATGTTGGTTTAACAGCTGAAATCATTAGAATTAGAAATGATAAAGAAATTAATTGTATATCTAACGAAACTCTGTTTGATGTAAAAATCGTTGGTGATCGTTATCATGGATTTAATATTGATGGCTTATTATTCAAGCACTTAAAGAAAATAAATAAACCCTGGCAACCTAAGTTTAAAGTTGGCGATTGGGTTCGATGGAATAATGAGGTGCGACAAATACATTTTATTAACGGTAACAAAAGTTATGACCTTTATTATGGTGGAGTTACGACTCATTTTATAAATGAAGAGTGTTTAAATATATTCCATCCAATGCAAGAACTGAAGGATAAGATAAAATCCCAAGAAATAACTATAATTGATCTTGAAGAAAAGATAATGAATCTTGAAGGAAAAAAGGCTGTTGATGAATAATAAACACATAGTAGAACCTTATTTTATGCCAAAAATATACGAAAGACAAATTAAAGCCTTAAAATGCGATTTAATCCGTAGAATAGCGATACGTGGTAATTATGAAGCAACTTTGAAGCTACTCCAAGGAACACTAAATGATAAAATAAGACAAAAACTTATTAAATGGATTGATGAGCTAAATCAAGAAATTTGGATGTCTATTAAGCATGGTTATAGATTTCCTTTATTTGTGGAGTATAAATAATGTCAAGCATAGTTACAATAAATGGTAAAACGCATATATTAGATGGAAATAATATTTCTATAAATAACAATAATATTACCGTAGATGGTAAATTAATTGTTTTGCCGGATGAAAAAAATATTAATATTAAAATTGAGGGCAATGTTGGTCCTGTAGATGTTGAGCATTGTACCCAATTAATGATTAATGGCGATGTTATTGGTAATTTAGCATGCGCTTCTGGTGATATAAAGTGTGGAGATATTACAGGAGATTGTAGCTCAATCTCAGGAAATATAAAAACTCGTCAAATAAACGGCAATGCTAAAACTGTATCAGGCAATATAAACCATAGATTTTTATAGATGGTACCTATTATGTTTATAATAGTGAATGGATAAAATCAGAAATGATAATTAAACCCCAGCCTGGCCCACAGGAAGATTTTCTTTCATGTGAAGCTGATATCGCTTTTTATGGCGGACAAGCCGGAGGTGGTAAAACGTGGTCTCTTATTGTTGACCCACTTAGATATTATGATGTACCAGGATTTAAAGCTTTAACATTTCGTCGTAGTAGTGTAGAAATTCGTAGTCCGGGTGGTTTATGGGATGCATCTCAAGAGTTATATAATCAGTTAGATCCTGAAATGCGTCCTATTCCCCGAGAGCAGCAATTAGATTGGAAATTCCCATCTGGCGCAGTGATTAAATTTGCCCATTTAATGAATGACAATACTATTTACGAATATCAGGGTACAGAGATATGCGCCTTAGGTTTTGATGAAATAACTCATTTTACATTTAAGCAATTTAGCTATTTATTATCACGTAACCGATCAACCTGTGGAGTTAAACCTTATGTACGAGCCACCTGTAACCCTGATAAGGATAGTTGGGTCAGAAATTTTATTGATTGGTGGATTAATCCAGAAACTGGATTAGCTATTAAAGAACGTAGTGGCGTAATCCGTTATTTTATTATTTTAGATGATAAACCAATTTGGGCAGACTCTGAAGAAGCGTTAAGACCCTACTATAGTGATATTGAATGGGAGAGAGGCGCTAGACCTAGAAGTTTTACTTTTATTACTGCCAGCATATATGATAATCAAATTTTGCTTGAACAAGACCCTAATTATTTAAGCTCACTAAAATCACAGAATAAGGTTGAGCGGGAACGTTTACTAGGTGGCAATTGGAATATATCATATGCTGATTTTGGCGCAGTACTTAATCGTAATGACTTTAATCGTTATGATTTTGAAGAAAAGTTAAAAATACCTGGTTACTTTAAAGAATTCTACTTTGTTTTAGATGGCGCGAGTAGAACCGCAGAGGCTAACGATTATAGTGTATTAGGTTTATTTGCTAAATCTCGCATAGAAGAAGGTAAATTTTTTATTATTGATTGGGTACGGGTTAAAATGGAGGAGCCCGACCTAGAGCAATTAATCATAGATAAGTGGCATCAGTGGAAGCATTTAGGCATTAAGGGCATTAATATAGAGCGTGGTGCATGTGGTATAGGAATGATGCAACGCTTGCCACGCAAAGGTATACCTGTGTTTGAGCTAATGCCACAAAAAGATAAATTCTTGCGTTTAAACGATGGGCTTGGTATAATTAAGTGCGGATTTGTTAATATTCCAGTTAATGCGCAATGGGCTAGTAAGTTTTTTGAAGAGTGCGAATGTTTTCGTGCTGACTTAAAACATGCTCTAATGGACGGTGAAACCAAACCACATGATGATCAAGTAGACGTTTTAGCTTATGGCTTAAGCTCACAGGTAAATAAAAATGCACAAGTTAGTATATATATTAAAAAGCCTCCTACCCAAGTGCGTAAGCATGGTTTGGGATTAATGCCGTGAGTATTTTTGAAGATATTAAAATAATATGGCGCTACAATCCTCATCAAAGTAAGTATGATGGTTATTTAGATGGCATTCATCTTTTTTCTATAGATATAATGATTTTTAAGCCTAACTTTGAATTAAATCAAATTATATACAAACCTACATTTTATTCTCTTAATAAATCATATTATAGACTAGATAAGTATATAAGATTAAAAGATGCTAAAGAATATGCCAAAAAATATTATATTGTTAACTTAACAAAACAAATTCAAGGTATATATGATAACATTAAATAATTACCATATAGCATCAGTTAAAATTGAAAAAGAGTACAATACAGAACTATTGGTAGTATTTGGTACATTATTAAATAAACTAAACTCGATTGATAATTTAACTGAACGTGATATTAATAATGTTGTCAATATGTGGAAAATTGAGAATATCCATGAAATTCAAGAAATCAATAAAATATTTGTCGAAAAATCTGCCAACATAGCCGATAAACAAATCCCCCCTGTTAATGATTATCAGAATGAGCGTAAGATTGATAGCCTTACTATAGCTAACGATCAAATGCTTAATGTTACAACTGAATTTGTTAGGCAGAAATTCATTGAATTAGCTGTTTTAGAGCATAACTATAATTATAATAGTGAATTAAGCACTGAGTTTGTTCAAAATATTGCTAAAAGCACTGAAGATAAAATAGAATTATTTAGTACAATGTCTGTTATTCAGAATGTGAGAGAATTTTTATTTTTAAATGCTAAAGCCAATAATTATACTGAATATCTATGGCGCACACAACGTGATAATCGAGTTAGGCTCGCTCATGCATATATGGAAGGGAAATGGGTATTAATTAATTATCCCCCTGCTGAAACAAATTATTATCATGTTGGACAGGATTATAACTGTAGATGTTGGGCTGCTAAGTTTAGATAATATCTGTTTTCTTTTTTAATTCCTTTAATTGTTTACTGCCAAAAAAATAGCAACTTCTTGTATGGGAAAAATCACTCTACCATTACCTTTATCGCTAATTTTCTTATATAAAGGTAAATTTTTACTTTTATTTTGCATGTTTTTATCTATTGTGCTAATGGTGCATCCTAGTTCTTGAGCTAGTTCCTTTTTTGTAATTACTGATCGTTTATACTTTTTCTTTAATTCCTGGTAAATTTTTTCAGTTATTTCATTCATAATTACATTTCTATAAAATTACTAGCGATATAGTATACCATATTTTATTATGCCATATCATGTAAATGTTAAGACGTAGTATTTTAATTTAAAGCGTTTGTTGATAAAATCACGGCAAATTAGTTTAATAACATCAAATCGCTGCGATAGCGATTCGGGGTAGATACATGGCATTAGAATATGTAAAGCATTCGCGTGAAGTAAGTGTTGTTGATCAGCAAAAGTTTGGCAAATTTGCCACGCATGATATTCACGTGCCTGTATTACTTCTTTATGAGTTAGGCACAACAAAAGATAAAAATGGTAATTCAGTTAATATTAATCTTGAATTCCTCGAAGCCACTCAAAAAGCCACAAATAACTGGATAAAGAAGCGTTATAACTCTCCCTTTGCTAAGCTTAAATCTTTTTGGTCCAAATCATCAATAGATGAAGTCGAGGCAATATCAATAATTAAAAATCATGATTTAGAAAATGTTGATAATACAGTAGGTCATTTACGCGGACTTATACGTCTAGAAAATATAGATGGGGTTATGGCGTTAATTGGTACTGCGGTCATTAAAGATATTGAAGCAAAACAAAAAATCAGTGGTGATTTACTTCGTAATACATCTGTTGGCATTCGCTCAGATGGCTCAATTAGAGAGTTAAGTTTTGTTATTAATGAAGCGGCCCCTCATGGTGGGCTGTTAATGAGTGAAGATAGCGGAAAAAATATCGTTCATAATAAATCCGATCAACCCTTAGAAACAAATAATAGCCAGTCTCCTGAAAAAGAATTAATGCTTGCTGAGTTTGCCGAGTTGCAAAATGGAGCTAAAGAACTTGACGATATAATCATACCAAATCATATTATTTTAACCCGATTAATTAAAACGGGAAAAATAGCTCCTTGGAAATATGACGAATTAATTACTACTAGAAATAAAGAAGCTTTAGAGTTTATGGAAAGCTCTTTGCCTAGTGTAGACCTTGGGGTTATGTATGGGACTAAAAGAGAACCTCAGGAAACAGATCCATCAGATATTATTATAGACTCAATAACTAAAAAGTATAGCAAAAAGCCTGGCAGAAAACCTAAAGATAAAACAAATGCTCAAGAATTAAACCCTAAGCATTTATCTATTATCAATCAAGTGCATTCTTTTGAAGATCAAAGAACCAAAGAATTAAATCATATCCTTGAATTAGCAGAACATTCGCCTCAAGTTTTATTGAAATATCTGAGGCTGGAATTAGGGAAACCGCAATCAGTTGAAGATTGCGCCTCAAAAGATATTCAGCTTGCTGAGTATATTTCACGATCTAAAGAGATCAAAAATAAAATTGAACAATTAACAATTGAATTAGGAGAACACAATGGGAATTAATATAGCTCGCGTTAATAAACTTGTACGCGAATTTGCTGAAAGCGACGAACAAAAAACCAAGGAAGAAGAAGCTAAACTTAAGGAAGAGAAAGAAAAAGAACTAGCTGAAGAGCAAGAAAGAAAAGCAAGAGAAGAATCTGAAAAAGAAAAAGATTTTTCAGAGCGCTTTACTAAGCAGTTTAGTGAACATAACAAAGACATGGAGGATCGTATGTGCAAGCTTGAAGAAGGCTTTGGCAAAGTTCTTGACATGTGCGAAAAAATTAGTAAGAAATAGGAGTATAAATAATGGATAGACCAATAGACGGGAATGTCTTATTTACGGTAGATAATGTTGAGTGCTGGACAAAACAAGGTTGCGCTTTTGTAGTGGGTGGATCATTTACTACGGTATCAGGTATACCTAGTCAAGAATTACTGCCAAGTACTAATACAGTTTTAGGTTATTTCAACGGACAAATGTTAGCAACCGCAGCTGGTGACGGGACCGGTGAATTTGCAGATTTAACAGAAGGGGCATTAGTAAATTTTGACCCGCTATCAACTGATACAGGTCAAGCTAAATGGAACGGCTATATTATTTGTGATCCAGGGTTAAAACAGCCTCTAGAAATTGGTGAAACCTACGATGGTACATTATTAGTCGCAACACCATTACAGGGTTGGGTAATAAGACAACAATTTTTATATGGAAGCGGTACTCCTGCAACAGACACAGCTCTTGTACAAACTGCTGTGACTAGCACTACTGCTGTTAGAACCGTACAATCTCAATGCATGAACTCAAGTAATGCATATGAAACAATTTTTGCATACTAGGAGGTAAAAATGGATGCATTTAATAGTTTGCCAGAGCAAAAATTTCAGTTCAAAACTGATATAAGTAAAAAACATGTTGAAATCGTTGATAAATGTTTAGAGTTTAATCATGCTGTGGTAAATCACGCGGTTATGCGTAAACCTGAAAATATGCAAAAATTAGCTGATAAATTAGAATTTAGCGAAACTTCTATAAATAAATTAGAGTTTGCTGAAGTTGATATGGCTAATCCAGCAATTGGTAATTATACATTTGGTACTCTTAACATGCTTATTCAAGAGGTGGGTTCTTCTACTGAAGAAAACACTTTACTTAATTTAGCTTTTCCTGATAAACCTGTAGAAGAATACAAAATAATGCTTGATCGTATAGCTGGAAATTCGGGTATTTTGCCTGAATTTCATGGTGAAAATTCTACATTACCAACAATCAAAGCGCTTAACTCTTATGGTTTAGAGTATCAACCTGGTCTTTGGGGTGGTCGCACAATGCTTCATGCAAAAGATATTACGTATGGTCGCAAGCGTGGTATGGGGAATTTTAGCGAACGTGGTATTGGACAAATGATTGCGTACAATACTATTAATATTGTTACTCAAGCATTTACCCGTAAAAAACAATTAATTAATTCAGCAATATTTAATAATCAGTTTGTTTATGGCAGTTTGGCGATTAGTTCAAATATTCCAAGTGGCAATTATATTGCTATGTATCAACCAATGGGTACTCTTGAGGCTGATGGTAGTGTAACTTACTCTCCCGTAGATCCATTATATACACCATTCATTGCAATAACCAATATTTTAAATAATCCAATTTTCTTAAAATATCGTAGATATATTGTTGGTATTGCTGTCAATGGAGCTGATTTACAAGCGATTATGAATCATCCGAATGTTAAAGCTGTTACAACTGTTTTAATCGCTGCAGGCCAATCTTTAGGCAATAAGAAAATGGAAGTCCAAGTTGGTGATTTAGTAAAAGAATTAAATGCTTACTATGCTCCTGGTTTTGATTTTCCATTACTTTCTGATGATGATGTTTGGGTTAATCAAACAGCTTCTGGCAATATGGATAATACACAACAAAACTTCTTTTTACCGAGAGGTTCAATGTACGTTTTGATGAATATTCCTGATGGTCCAAGCGGTGCATTCCATTTAACTTATAATGAAGTTGATCCAAATATTGATGCGCCTGCACAAGGGTTATATACTGGTGCATTTAATCGTAATTTGTATAATTCAGAAACTACAAATCGTATTGACTTAGTTGGTGCTATAAGTGGTGCTCCTGCTGTATATCGGCCAGAGGCTCAATTCATTATAAATGGATTATACGATAACGTATAAATAAAGGTAAATCTAAATGGTGGCACCAGTTCCAACCCCACAATATATTAACTATATAGATAATATATTACCTCTTATCGGTGAGGATAAAATATCGGTTGGAACTGGACCAAATGATATTCCATTAGCTGAGGCTAATTCTTTAATTGCTCTGGGTGAGTCATTAGCCTTAGAAGATTTATCTCCGTACTATGTCACAATCCCTGAATTAATTACGACTACTGGCGGGGATTGGACAACTTTACCTAATTTTACCTATACAACTATTTATAACATGATGGTATACCAAGCTGCATTACAGCTAATTGGCAATTTCATTGCCCGTAATACAGATGAAGAGGGTAGAACATTATCTTATTTTCAAAACCTATATACTGCCGAATATAACAAGATTTTAAACCGCATACTTGATAGACTTCCTAATGGAGGTTACCGTTATCAATTGTTTGGTTTAAAGCCTTTAAATACGGGAATTCCCAGAACATACAAAACATATAGCAGAGCAGGTAATTTAGGTGCGCAAAATTACACAGGTAATCAATTAACTAATCCACAACGTAACTTCATGGGTGGCTGGGGACGCTGGAGAGGTGGTTGTTGTGATTGATAATAGAACTATTTTAAAAAATAATAAACAAATTAATTCAATAAAAGCGCATATACCTAAATTTAATGCTGCTAAAAAAGTATATGACGTAAGTTCAGTAATTGATCAATTTCAATCAATGAATGAAAGTTTAATTATTGATGATGGCTATAAAAATATTATAGGCACAAGTAATCCTTATCAATTCAATTTATTTTCTGATTTAATCACAAATCCCTCAAGTGTTAGTATTTCTGAATTTCAGAAAATGGTATATACCCAACCAATCTTATCGGCGGGATTAACCATATTTAATAATCTTGTGATTAATGAAATTGGTAAATATCAACATGAAAATAAGAAATATACTGATTTTATTAATGATATGCTTAAAAACATGGATCAATCATTCGACGATATTATAAGCAATATGCTAACCATGATGTGGGCTGGCTTTTCTATTGGTGAGAAAAGATATGAGAGCGATGGTAGATATATAATTACAAAAGATATAGAACCAAGACCTGCTCAATCATTTATATACCGAGTTGACTCTCAAGGACATCTTAAAGAAGATGGAATTATTCAATATTATTTTAATAACCTTTGGACAGGTTTTGGCAATATGTTGGCATTTAACGCTGTAGGACAATGTGGGCAACAAATACCTAACCCATATGCTTCAAGGGGTGATTTTGATTATCCGTGGCGTACGGTGTGGGCGCAACCAATTGGCACAGTTATTATACCAAAATCTAAATGTGTTCATGCAATATATAAGGGTCTTGATGGTTTAACTTCTCCTTATGGTCGCAGTTTATTACGTGCGGCTTATGACTCTTATTTATTACGTGCAGAATTAAATAGAATTGCTCGTAATGCGGCCAATTTCAATGCACATCCAATTCCTGCAATTATTCTCGATCCAAATGAAGCAAATACCGAATATGGTGTTGATGTATTAGATGATATTGCCGGAGCCCTTGACTCTTTAGGGGTAGATGGTGCCAGTAACCCTTATTTATTGCTAAAAGGTACTAAAGAATCAGTAATTATTGATAAATTAGATAATACGGCAGATTTAAATGGTATTGTAAATATGATGGAATATTACGATAAGATGTTGCTTACTTCTATTTTATTACCAGGAGAATTGGCGGGATTGTCTGATAAAGGAAGTTATGCATTAGGCAAAACTCAACAGGATTTATTAGGTAGAAATATTACTAAAGTTGCCAATAATATTAAAGATTGTTTTATTAGACAAGTTGTTAAACCCATGCTTGAATTAAATTTTAACGAAACCAAAGATTTTGGTGCTTTTTTAGTTAACGACAATGTTTCTGAAGATGTAGCGCTTAATATGGACAAAATCGGTACTTTAAGACTAGAAGGGGTTAAATTAAAAACTGAAGCCTTAATGGAGCTAATGGATATTAATAAAGAGGCTGTAGAATCAGTTGGAAACCCTATAATGGAAGATGGGTTTGAAAATCGTGGTTTGAATAGTAATTTTAACCGTACTCGAGGGGGCTCAGTATGATTGGCGAAATGAAAAGTGCTAGTTATGATGCAACAACAGGTACCGTTAAAGTTATTTTAAGGACATCTACAACAGTAGGTTACCCTGATACATCAGAGCAATATTCACCTTATGGAATAATGTCAGTACCTTTACCTGATGTGTTAGTTAATGTTGATAATCAAGCACGTTCTCAGAATATGGTAACTGGATACAATAATAGGATTATGGATGAAAACTTTAGCATCAATCCAGGTGAAATTAGTCTTTATTCTGTAAATTGGTATAACCATACACATAATGCCGGTATATCAATGCAGCCCCGGAATTCTATTAATAAAGAAAATGCAGTAATGGGGCAAAGTACAAATAAAGTTTTAATAGATATTATGTCATTATTAATTTCTGTTATCCAATATTTAGATGAGCATGTACACACGGGAGTAACAACAGGTGGTGGTAATTCGGGGCCTCCATTAGACCCCGCCCCTTCTGATACGGTCGTTTCAGAAGATAAGGACTACATAGAGGCTAATAAAAATCTAGCTATAACTGGAACTTATGAACCAAAGAGTTAATAAATGACTCTAAATGAATTTATTGCAGATATTGTAGCTTTTTGCCAAGAAGAAACAGAGCGTATTATAGCTGAATTAGAAAGATTAAGGTTTAGTAACCAAGGCGCTTTTAATGGAAATCCCAGATGGTATGACAACCATCCAGAAGTTATAAAAGACAAAGGGCGTAATCAACCTTTAGTTGATTCAGGGAATTTACGTAGAGAATTGGAAAACCCCAAAAATTGGGATTTAAAACCAAATTTTAATAAGAATTTATTAACTCTCACTATACCCGAAACAGAAAACTTTACTGATTCAAAATATAATGTTTTACAAACCGGTGGAGCTGTTTCTCCTTATGTAAGTAGACGAGGCAATAAAATTAATATCCATTCAGTGGGGCCCAGGCAATTTAAAAATTTTACTGCCCAAGATATAGATTGGATACAAGATAAATTGGTAAAAGCGATAGAGGATAAATATACATGACATCATTAACGCAAGCTCTGCCTTTACAGAGAGGTATATATAATCGCTTGCAATTCTTGCTAATCAAATATATGACTGAGGTTAACGTTTGGACACGCCAGATATTTAATGCTGCACAATATTCTTATAGAAAAGATGATTTAGCAAGTAAACAGCGCCCTAGTATATTTGTGTATCCGGGAAAAGCACGTAAGGATTCATTTAGTTATAGTTACAAAGGCACTATAACAATGGAGTTTCATTTTAGTTTTACAAAACAGCGTACTGAATTGGCAGATATTGTTACTCAAATAATGGGAGATATTGAGTTGATTAACTTAAATTGTCAATTTACGGAATACTTACAACAAGAAATGCCAGGGTTATTATGGTTTGGCAAATTTGCCGAATCTGATTATACAAAGATATATGATAAAGAATGTGTAGCTAAAATAGAATTTGATTTTAACGTAGATTTAATGCGATATCAAAATAGCTTACAAAATATAGGATGTGATATTACTAGTCCTGACGAGCAGATTTATGATCTTGCTGAGTCATTATTAGAACAAATCGCAATACTTGATAATGATTTAAACCCAGTTTTTGTTTATGAATAGGAGAAGATAAAATGGCCACTAGATCATTTATGCGGTTCTTAAATATTGATACTATGCTGACTGCTGCACCATCAATTGGTTCAGAAAGTAAGCAGGTATTATTATGTGGGCAACGCAAAACAGATGGTAAATTAATATTAGCCCAAAATGGAGCCCCTCAACCAAATTTATATACACCTTTGGCATTACCAGCATTTGAAAATGGTACAGATGCAACTAATTATTTATTAAATTTTGGACTACGTACAACGATGGGGGTAAGTTTTACATTAGACCTACCTATTCCTAATGCTGTAACAGTTGTAAATAGTCAAACTAAAATAACATGGTCCAGCATTCCAAATGGTTTTGCTCAATTAATCGATTTCGCTTTAGATGGTATTTTAAGTCAAGATGCCACAAATGGTACGGTAGTATCTGCACAGATTATATCTGGCGTTGCAACAATGATTATTCAGGGGGACGTTGCTTATAATACTACTGATCCTATGGTTCTATCTGGACTTAATAATATCCAATATCCTGATCCGGATTTTAGTGATCCAATCGCACAAATGGTATGGGACTTTTATCAAACAAGATTATCTGCAGCTACTCCTACCGAAGGTTATCCTTCTGCTATTTTATCAATTGTAAGTGATCGAGATTCGACTATTACTGCTAACCCAGCAAGTATTACTTTGATAACCCCTGATTCTGTAGTGCAAAGTGGTGGTAATGCAACACTTACGTTTGAATATACAGGTGCAGATATTGAAGAATTAACAAACTCTACGGATACTATTTTAGATGCATTAGGTATAAATACAGCGCTAAAACAATATTATATTAGTAATTTAACTAATTTTGGTTATTTGCCCAAAACTGCATATGGTAATACTTCTATAACACAAACCGGTGGTGTAAGTGGTACCTTTGATGGTTATGAAATTTATCCAACTGATGACGGAGGAACTGTAGTAATTTCCGTTAAGAATGTTACAGGTACCTATACAACCTCAGCAGCAGTGGCCGCAAGTATTGATAATACTATAAATGTATTTAGTTTCCTTGACCAAGTTGATTTATACGGCGCTGTACAGCAATGGCCAATTACAACTAAAGAACAAGTAACTACAACTTACGCTGATTTCTTTAATGGTGTAGCTGAATTAAATTTACCAGATCAGGTATTAAATAATCATTTCTTTACCTATGGATGTGCGGGTAATATTAGCACACTACCTACTCAAGCAGCTAATTTACCTAATATTAATACACAGTTGGATATTTTTGTAACTTATCCATATGTTTATAAATTTGGTGATATACCCTATGAAAATGCAGCCGGTAATATAGCTGGAGCTCGCATAACTAGTGCTGTACTATATATGCTGGCAAATGGCGATGCCCCTAGCCCATCACTTGGTGGTTCTGTAATTAAACATTTACCTGTATCAAGTGTAGCTAGTACTACTAGTTACTCTTCTAAGCGGAATGGAACTGGTGATATTGCTGTAAGTCGCGGATGGATGCCTCTTGCTCCTAATAGTGATGGTGTTGTAACAATTCTTCAATCAAACACTTCATTAACCACAATCCCTGGTACCACTGTTTCTGATCCAGAATTTCGATATACCCATATATGGGATACGGTTAGATGGGTAAAACGCGAAGTGGCGCAAGATTATTTGAGTATATGTAATTTACCAAATAATGCGGGTAGTCAATTTATATCACCTAAATTTATTAGACAATTTGATACTGCAATTAAAGGTACTTTAGTTGATGGTGAAGAAATTGGCTATCTAAAAAATGTGGGTAAGTATTCTAAATTGGTACAAGTTAAACAAGATCCATTAAATGCTAATCAAGTCGATGCTTATGTACCGACACAACCAATTGCTCAATTAAATGGGGCAAATGTATTAATAAATGTATTTAGTGCTTTATATAACAGTTTTAATTCAGGAGGACAGTAATATGGCTGCTGTAAAATATTTTTATGATCGGGTTGATATTTATGTAGATAATATCGCATATCTACCAGATGGAGATATTAGAAGTTTTTCAATGAACGCCACATATAATTCAAAACCAGTACAAGGGCAAAGTCCTGATGGAAAAGCAACTGGTATTGTTGTAGGTAATACTGTTATTGATGATATTAGCTGGACTGAATATTTAGTTGATCAAGATGATTTTATTGATTGGCGTGCATTTACTCTTGCAAATCCAAATGCACAAATTATGATTGTTCCTGTTTCCTTAGCAACAGGAACTCCTAAAGGTCCAGCATTTATTATAACTGGACTAAGCGTAAAAAATATCAAAATCGGAGCTCCAAGCGAAGGTGAACCAATGACGCGTGATTGTAGCTTTAATGCAGTTTCTTCAAGTAACTTATAATATTAAAAAGGATTTATAATGAATATTCAAGAATTTTTTAATTTTCAAGGCAATTGGAGTCCAAGTGTACAATATGCAAAAAAATATATACCGACTTCTATAACAGTAGGCTTACAATTAATTGCCGCACCTTTAATTAAAGATCAAGATAATCTACTAGCTTTAACTGGAGATACTATACCTACTAAAGGTACACGCCCAACACTTGAATTGGGTACCTGTTGGAGTGTTATTTATACCGGCACACATTTTGCGACAGCTAATCCAGCCTCAGGAAGCGATCAAACTTTAGGTTTTATAGTAGGCCAATTATGGATTAATACATCTACAAATGCTACCTATATTGCTAAAAGCGTTGCTACGGGTGCAGCTGTTTGGATATCACTAACATGACAGATACAGTAAAAAAACCAAGTAAAAAAGAAATTATAGAAAAATTAAAAAATAATTCTTTTGCTAGTTTTAAACAAAAGCCTGTTGAAAATTCCAGTGGGGATAAGCACCGAGCATTAATGCGTTATAATGCTATGTTAGATAATGTAGCAATTGGTGCGCACACACAAACTACTGTAAATATTGCAGGTATCGACTGGGATTTTAGGCTTTTAACAGGTAAAGAACAAAATGCTATTCGTAAAGAGGTCTTGAATCAATTAAAAGCCGAGGATTGTTTTGAAGACTTTAACCTACAATTTTGGACAATGGTTAAAATTGTTACTAAATCATTATCTCCATCTCCGTTTAAGACAGAAGGTAAAGAAATTTGGACAGAGGAAGATATTGCAAACCTTCCAGATGGATTAATTGAAACATTATATATAACCTATATTGATTTTGATTCTTTATCTACGCAAAGACCTACTGAATTATCTTATGATGAAGTTGAAGCAATGGTTGATGTGGTAAAAAAAAAGCCAGAGGAATTGAAAAAGTTAGGGCGATGGAGATTATTAGCAACCAGTATATCGTTAGCGGAATCTTGCAAACGCCTGGAATCGATAGTAAAATCCGCTACGAACAATTAATTTTTCTTAAAATTATTTTTGATAAGATAGATAGCGATAATGGCTGATTCTACTATTAATATTAAATTTGATACGGGAGCAGGAAGTGATAATGGCTCCCAATCCTCATCAAATCAATATTTAATTAGCGTTCTAGATAAATTAAATAATACTCTTTCTAGACTTAGCAATATGACTAATGCTAAGGATATTAACACTAACCCTAGCAATAATGTTGGTGCCATTGGCAGTATAAATGATTTAAATGATGCAAAACGTCGTTATCAAGCCGATTATGAGCGGATGAATACTGAATTCCGCAATATGGGTAATAAAATAGGTTCTTTGATCGGAACCAGTATTATGACTGGAATTGCGGCGACCACTATACGCGCAGCAAATAATTATGCATCCTCTACTATTGGCCGCGCTACGGCACAAGGCAGTTTTGCTGCAAGTGCCATAGCTGGAAACGCTAACCAAAATATCGGTAATTATGTTAGCAGTCTTTATGATACAGAACGAATTCGTAGAGTTACCCAAAGAAATTTAGAATATGAGGGTGGTTTTGGCACAGGTGGTGCTTTAGCTGGTATACTTGCCGGAGCGGGCGCTGGTGCTGCTGTAGGGTCAATTGGTGGACCTATTGGCGGATTAGTTGGAGCCTTAGGGGGCGCTGTTACTGGAGCTGTTAAAGGTGGTGCTTTTGGTGGTTCAATGGGATATGCAGCCGGTGCAGCCGGTGCAGCACAGGGAAATGCAGAAATTACTCAAAAAATGCTACTTCAAAGTGCAATTGCATCAAGAAATGCATCAGCATCTATTTCTCAATGGCAAACTGGATTTAGTAGATTTGGATTAAAAACTGGTAATGAAACTATAGTGCCAAGTGACGTTACGCATGGCTCGTCAATTAGTGTACCTTTAGCAACTGATTTTCAAAAACGTTATGGTGGATCACAAAACTATAATAATATATTAAATGGAATAGTCCCTAATTTAAATACTAATCCTATGGATAGAAGTAAAACAGGTGATTTAAATACTGTTGCTCAAAACTTATTAAAAGCCGGTTTTGCTGCTGGCGATTTTGCAAAAATAACACAACAATCTGCACAATACACAGCTATTACAGGTAGAAATATACAGCAATATTCTGAAGATATTAAAATTGCACGAGCTAAATTTGGAGAGTCTTTTGATTCTGGATCTTTACAAACTATGCTTAACTTAATGTCAATTGGTTACAGTAAAAATCAAGCGCAAAATATAGCATATCAATCACAATTTAATCCTGGAATGGCAGGCAATGTTACACGTTTTGCCAACATAGGATTTTCTGAATTTTATAAAAATAAAGCAATTGGTGAGATGCTTGGTATTGATATTAATAGATCATTAGCGGGGGGGGCTTTTATTGGTAAAGAAAGCACAAAAAACAAGATTAATAAAGAGCTAAATAACTTACAAAATGGTGGTGAATATGGGCCAACATTAATGCTTTTAAATCAAGCTGGATTTACGCCAGCTAGTTTGAGATCATTATTACAAAATAAAGCAGCAGTAAATGAGAGTTATTCCTCTCAAGGGCTTAATTCTGATATGAGTCCAGGACAGAAAATCGGTCAACAAATTATTGATGCAATAAATGATGGCTTAAAAAATGTACAGAATATGAATGTAACAGCAACAAATGTAACAGTCACCGGTAATGTTAATCAATCTAATGGATTTAATTGGCAAAATATAAGCACTAGCTTAGGTAGTAGATTATTAGGCTCCCCGCCAGCTCCTTATGGAGCCTCTTCTTCGCCAACAAACCCAAACTAATATCGCAACCTGTAGAAAAAGCCATAAGTCAGGTTGCGTTAAAGGTAGGCGTAGATAGAAATGCATTAGAACGATTAATTTATAACGAATCACGTGGAAATCCATATGTGGGAATGGATAAAAGCGGATATTCTGCTGGAATAGCTCAAGTAAGTAAATTAATCTGGAAAAAATTTAGTAATCTTCCCTATAAAGAAGCTATTAAGCCAGAAAGATTTCAAGAAAATATGTATGTAGCTGCAAAATTTTTGAAACATAATTACGAGCATTATCATAATTGGAAACTTGCGCTAGCTGCTTATAATGCTGGTGAAACGGTTACAGATAAAGTATTACGCGGACAGCGTAGTTTCAGCCCTATAACACAACGATATATAGCAGGATTTGATAGATGAGGCGAATATTAATTAGTATTTATCCCAGGCCAAATGCAATAAATAAAAATGGAGCTCCTGATAATAGCTATATGTATAATTCACAAGATATAGTTAATCCAAATTCTACTTATGAATTTAACTCTATGATGCTTAATTATAGCTTACAGAGCAGTGCAGTAACATCGACATTAATTCTTGGGATGAATGAGCCACAATCTTTATCAAATGTACTTAGAAGCGGACAGCCTGTTGAAATAATTGATAATGGAGATATTGTATTTCAAGGTGTAATTTTGGCGCCAAGATATAAACTTTTGCCAATGTCCGAAGATTCACGTGGAGGATTATATGTTTTTATAACGTTAGCTCCAAGTATTTATCAACTTACTAGTACTCCTATGATTTTTGATGCTAATCAAGCAAAACAGGTTAGTGAATTAACAGGAATTAATGTACAAAATTTACTTGCTGGTGAAGTAGCACAAAATGCCACAAGCGCATCATTTATTAATTATATGATAAGTAATACAGATTATAAATCATTTTTTGGACATGAAATTAATGTATATGATTTAAGTTCTAATGTATTTGTTATGGCTGATGCGGGTCAAAGTAGAGATAGTGTATTAAGATCTTCTATTGATTTTAATAATGTAGTATTATATCAAAGCGAAAATGGAATAATATATATAAGACAGCTCGATTCAACAATAGCTGCTCCATTTAATCTTGATTTAAGTAACCAGTTTAATGATAGCGATATTAATACAACAACACCTACTGTACCGCTTTTAGATTATGAATATTTTGAGAATGCGGCAAGTACGCCCAGCGTTGTTAGTAATTATAATATGTTACCACCTAATTTAGGGATAGCAAATTCTGTAGCTGCTAATATATTAAGTTATATGCCAAACCCTGAATTTTTCCCGCGAGTTTCACAATTAGCTAAAACTGGTTGGTTTGTAGGCGAAATAGGTCAAACTCAAATAAATAATAATATTATTACAGATCCAACTGTCGCAAAAGTAATAAGTGGTTATGATGCACAAATAGATAAATATATGATTAGATCCCCTCAGATTGGGGCAGCTAATCAAAGCACTGTATCATATCAAACTTTATTAACTGGAAAACAGCTAGGGCAAGCATTAGTAAATTATGCAATTCTAGAGGGTACAATTTCTTTAGATGATCGTAATATTAGTATACAACAAAACATGGGGTCAGTACTAGGAACAATAATAAAAATGCAAAATTGTGACATGGAATCTGGTATAATAGCAACATGTAGTAGAAACTATAGCTCTTCTGGAAGTTATTTAACTTTCAGTATTGCTCCTCTTGGGAGCATTACTGGCTATTGGCGTGCATAATCCATAACGTTGGGAAACGGTAAGGTAAAAAATTGAACTCTCCTCTTATTAAAGATGGAGCGCTTAGTTTAGACTCTAGGGGTCTTTTAGTAAGCGGTCCTGATATTCAAACACAGATGCCTGTTACCTTAGTCGCATATAGATGTATGTACGATGATAAAGTTAACAGCGGTCTAATCCCTTACCTTGACTCTATTCCAATTGACGGGTTTTCTACCAATCAAATTTCATATATTGTTTCTTCTGCCTATGCTCCAATAATGATTTCACAGCAATTAATTTCTGATTTAACAATTGGTGTAAAACCTTTTACTATAGATGCTAGTACCGTATATATAAAAATTAAAGCAACTGATAAAGAAGGGTCACCAATTACTTTAAACTGGATAAATCCATAAGGTAGTAATATGGCAATTAAAGTAACAGTATCACAATTAAAAAATGACTATTTAAGTTATTTACAAGCTCAAAATTCTAAAATAAATGCTTTTGCGCCCAATACTTACTGGGATATTCAAGGTGGCGCAATGTCTTTGGTTTTGTTAGACTTATATAAAAATTTATCTTTAGTAGAAAATTCAATTTATATACAAAATTCTGTTGGCAATCAATGTGATTTAAGATTATATTCAGAAGGGTTAACAGCGCGCGGCGGTCAAACTTTTGGAACCATTGATTGTCATATAACGTCTACAGTACCGGTAACTATTCCAGTTAATACTATATTTACCAGTTCAACTGGAAATACTTATCAAAATTTACAGACATTGACTGTTACATCAAATGTACAAGTTGTTACATTGTATGCTACTGTGCCAGGAAATAATCATATAGAAAGTATAGGCGCTACTTTAAATAGTGGAGATATTGTTGCCACAGTACTTAACTCAACTAATGGACAATTATTAGAATCTGATCAATCTTGTATTAATCGGGCTTTAATGTCAACTAGAATACCAAGAGCAGGATCGCGTGAATCTGATTATTTTGAGTATACATTACAGTCCAATTCTACATTGCCAGCGCCAGTTATTACATGGTCATTAGTCGAGCAGAATTTTTTAGTTATTGATGAAGTATCGGTTCTTGGGGTATTCCCATTAGTCGGAACATTTATCACTGAATATCAATTAAATCTAGGTTTATTGCCATCTACCTCATTTGTACAATACTCGCGTCAGGCTCCTACTTATGTGGTTAATGCGGTTAACAATTATATTCAATCTCAAAGATTAGTAGGGCTTACAGTTATCGTTGGTAAATGTATAACACAGTCCGTGACAAGTCCTTCTTCATTATTAAATATTAGTGTGTCTTTGGTTGAAGGGTATACTTTAGATACAGAAGTTACAATAGATTCACAAGATAATAATAATAACCCTATAACTGTAACATTAACTGTTCAACAATTAATTCAAAGAGAAGTAAGGAGAGCTATAAATAATCAACCTTATGGTGGAACTAGTATAGATGGAGTTAATTATATAACCATTGACAGTTTAATTTATGCTCTTAATACACAATTATCAGCAATTAATGGGCAATTAGCTTTATTGCTTACCAATGTAAAAATTGCTGAAAGTGATATTGTTGTTCGTCCCCTAGATTATTCTGCAACAGATGTATATTTTACTTATGACATTAGCGCATATTCAGATTTGGTGGTAACGTTGATATGAAAATTAATGTTAGTATTAATGAATTACCATTGGTTGGAAATTCTATCACTGTATATATGACAATTATACTCAATGATAATACTTTACATGAAATTAATATTACATCACTTAAAATTTTATATGGACGTATAAGACTTTATCAACCGCGTAGATATGTAGCTAAAGATAATAGTCCTTGTGCAATTTTAGTTACAGGTACTTACAGCGGTTCAGAATATATCGGAATTTTATACACAAATGCAATTACGCCAAATACTACTCCAGATAATTTTCAACGATTAATACAGAAAATTCCTAAAGGAATTTTTGACGATACGGGAAAAGATTCAATTGTGGGGCAGGATATGAAGTCTCGATCATTGATGATTGATGATTATTATAAAAAATATATTGATACGCAAAATCAAGTATATTCTTTTGATTATTCCCCAGAATTGGAATATCAATATAATGGGACTGTCGGATTATTGAGTAATAGCATGTATTCAGAAAACCTATTTTTATGGTTTAGTGGGCTTAATAATGTAGCACTTAATTCATATGATTTAGAATTAGCATTGAGTCAGTATATTTTCTATAGAATAGGTGAAAGTTGCCCTGTATATATTAATGATGGAGTAGTTATAACTGCTGGTAGATGGAATTTAGGCGTCCCTACCCTAACAGAATTGGATGATACAACGATTCTAGGGAACACTACACCTACAATTGTTAATCTCGATTGGCTAATTTATAATTCTTCGAGTTTTAGTGATGAATTTAAACTTGAGCTTAAAAATTTAGTAAATAGAATTAGCCGAGCGGATATAGGGAATAACGTTGCATTTAGCAATATAATTGATCCTACCACAGATGGATTTACTTCTATTGGTTATACTTATAAAAATGACCCAAGAACATTATATGGTAAATGTACTCAATTTCTCGGAATAGTTGAATATCCACTAAATGTATATGGATATGTAAAAAATGTTTAAAGGAAATATAAAAAATGGATATTAATCAAGCGTCTTATTGGTATACAGGACAATTGGTTACTGCTTTGCAAATGAATGATTTTAGTAAAGATATATATTTGCGATTTAAAGAAATAACACAACAATCGATGCCATGTATATTAAGTTTAGATTTAAATTTATTAACACAGGTAGGTGGTAATGTGAATGTGCCGGATGGCTCATTTAGATTTAATGATACACATTATGCTTTTTTGCCGTATGATATTGCAATTTTTGCATTTGCTCCAACAGAAATTGTGGCCGTTAGTGGAAATGGTTTTATTGTTGCGAGGTATACTGTTAGTCCAACCTCTCCTGATGAAACAAATTATATTTTTAGCGCCTCTTATTTATTTGTAGCCTCTATAAATCCAGCCACAGATGTTATAGTCTGTACTATTACATCCGGGACAATTAGCTCTATTGGGAAATTTTTTAATAATCCATATGGAATTCCATCTACACCATTTACTTTTCCAGATGGAACGGAAATAAGAGTTAATGGCACTGATATTTTTCCAACAACACAAGGTATAAGCGTATCTGGGCATTACCCGGGTAGTGTTGGAACCCCTTATCCTTCAGGAATTACAACTATTAACAATAGTTTAATTACTGAGGGAATTATTTCTAAAACAAGAGGTTATAGCAATTTTGGTAGTGCAACAGGTGGATTAACACCAGATATATTGGCAACCGTAGAATTTGATGGCACATTTTTAAAGTTAGTGGTTAATAATATTTCTGCTTCACCAATTGTTGCAGATATACATTTTAGTATAGAAATATAATTAATATGTCAAATCCCTTAGCGCAATTAAACTCTATAAATGAAGCCGCTGAGTTGGCGGGTATTTTTAATTGGCAGATGAATAATGCTACTTATAAAAACCCAAATGGTTCAAGTGCTTCATTTATGGTTATTGGCGATTTTGGCGTGCCATTAGAAAGGTATATTGAAGGAGCGGTTAATGCTTTTAATTTAGTAAGTGGAGCATCGGGAGTAGACTCTAATTTAGATCTATTTAATACATCATGTAGTGTAACCTCAGTAAGAGAGCATTTCTTACGTAAATATGCTATAAATAGAGTGCCTTTTGCTAATTACGATCAACTGGTAGACTTAGGCTGGGGTACTCAGCGAATAACATTTAATGCAATTTTTGCAGGAACGATGTATCAAACTGCGTTTAGAAATGTAGTGCAAGTTATTACAGATAATGATGTAGAAGGATTGGGGACTTTAACACATCCGTTTTACCAGAAAATTGTGAATGTTCTTCCAATTGAAATAGGAAACACTTATGTATCAGAAAATTTAAATTGTGTGCTATGCGAAATAAGTTTTTTAACGTCAGATTTAACACATTTAAATCCAAAAAATATACAGACAAGTATTGTAAGTTCAATCACCAAATGGTATGTTGGTATTGAAAACTCTATACTTTCTATAGGGGGCTCAATTTCTGCAGCTAAAGCATTAAGTAGTAATTTTCAGGCAGTATTATGAATAATAATATTATTGATAGTTTAACCAATATATTAAATACTTATAAATCAATAACTGCATTTTTTTATAAAAAAATTGCTCAAAATAAATATACAAATGTTGATTTATCTAAATTTAATATTGATTATAATTTGCTTTTACCTGCTTCTGAATTTATTATATTTTTAAATGAAAACCAAGTAAATGCACAAATGCAATCTTATATTGATATGTGTAATATTTTGATTGATTATATTGTTAAAAATGTACAAACTCAAAATATTATATTTTATGAATCAATACAAAACCAATTAGAAAACAGCATAACACAATTAAACAATTTTGCTTTAAGTTTATTAGAAGCAAGATATGAGTCCATTTATTCTTATACGGTTGAATATGATATGAGTTTTAGCCAAGCTCTTTATTTAAATGAGATAAATTTAGATGAATATGATCAACAGGCTACATTAAATTATGATTTAAAAGACTTTAATAATTTAATAGAGGGAATGATAATCACTTTATCAAGATAGGAAATTTTATGCGCACAAATATTTTAATACGAAAAGATGGAACCTTAGTAAATCCAAAACAAAATAATTTTATAAATGAAAGTCCTATAAATGGGTCAGCTGCTTCTACTTTATTCAATAATCAAATTACATTAACTTTTTATGATGAAATTGAAGAATTAGAAAATGGATTATTTGTGCCTGTTAAAACTAGTGTCAAAAAATCTGGGCTTAGTGGTACTGTAACTTTTGATATTCTTGCTGCCGAAGATTCCCCATACCCAGTATCAATTAATCCTTCCTCATCAATTAATATTGCTGATAGTTGTGTGTTGTTGTGGTATGGCATTACAGATGCTTTGGATATTACCTGTGAAACTGTAGTTGGTGCTGAATATATTAATATTTTAATTGATCGGGCTTAGATATGAATAAATATAATGGTTTTAATAATTATCCCAATTATCCAAGCGGGGGTGGTAGTGGTGCAGGTATTAATTCAATAAATAGTAATACTAACTCTGCACAATATATTATTTCAGGCCCAGGAATTTCTATAGATTCTTCGATTGCTGGAACAACAAAAATTATTAATACTGGATCTATTGCGTCATTACCATCCGGAAAAATATACGTTGGTGATACATCTAATTTACCGGTTCCGCGTACCCCATATGGTGAATTAACCATGGATGATTTAGGGAATTTCACTTTAGATAATGATAGCATAATTAATAAAATTTTAAATGGATTAATTGAAGATAATGGACGAGTTTTGGAATCCGATACCCTTCTGCAAGCATTGAGTAAATTAAGCGGTGCACCAACCATGACAGCGCTTATATTGTCTTCAAATGGCGATGTTCTTGTCATGGGTACTGGGTCAAATAAAGTTAGTATTAATATTGAAGGAGTTACTGGAAATAATATTGTTAATTTTCCTGGTGGAGGTGTTACAAGCACCACAGTTGTAGGAAATAATACCCCAACAGCGGGTACAGCATTATCTAATATTACTTCAGGTGGGATACAACAATTTGTCACAATCATTGATCAAATATTGAGCGGGTTATCTTTAACTAATGTTGAAATCGTTGATGGTGATACTATAATAGAAGCTTTTGGTAAAACTCAGGGTCAAATAAATGCTTTATCTGCAAGTAGTTTATCTAATACATTACTTTCTGGGCAAATGTTTTTAGGAAATGGGTCTAATATAGCTACAGGAGTAACGCCTAGTGGAGCATGGACTATTAATAATGCCGGGGTTTCTGTTTTATCCAGTGGGATTGACCCACTTTTGTTATCTCCAAATACTATTGATGCCACCACCTTCGGGTATTTGTCAGGGGCTACCTCTAATTTGCAAATGCAAATTAATGCGATTATTGCTGGAAAACCATTTATTGGTTTTTATGATGCATCTACAAATCTATTTCCCTCTACCGGAGGCACTGGACCAGGGGGCGCAATTGAAAAAGGTAACTATTGGTCTGCTTCTGTGGCTGGTACTTTAGGTGGGCAGCCTGTAGGTATTGGGGCGTACATATTAGCCGGTGTAAATAACCCTGGGCAAATAGCATCTAATTGGTCAATTAATGCAAACGGTGTAAATGCTTTTAATAATCGGCAAGGAAATGTTATTCCCACCGCTGGAGATTATACTGTGGCTCAAGTCACAGGAGCCGCACCCCTTGCAAGTCCAACATTTACGGGGACGCCCGCTGCACCAACCCCAGGGGCTGCAGATAGTAGTACTACTCTTGCCACTACGGCATCAATATTAGCAAAAACTCTAGGGGGCTTATCTTTTACGGCAGGTGTATCAACAGGAAATTTAACATCTTCAATTTCAATATTAACTGCTTTTAATAGGTTAGCTGCTATAAATCCTGCTGCATATGTTCTTTCAACTACACAAACAATTGGTGTAAACAAAATTTTTACAATATGTACAGATTCTCCAGGACTAACTTATACTTTACCTTCTTCAAATATGCTTCCATATCATATCTATACTATAAAACTACAGTTAGATTTAGGTGTAACTTCTGCTACGATTGCAGTACAATCAGGCGATACATTAGATGGAATATTCGATGGAACATTTCAATTAACAACTGATATTTCATCTGTTAGTCTTAGACCGGGTGGATCGGATGGTGGTTGGTGGATTGTAGGAATGCAAATAAATAATTCTGCGTTAGTGCCATCACAGACAGGGCAGGCTGGTAAATTTCTAAGTACTGATGGTACAAATAGTTCTTGGGTGGCTACCACTAACTCTCTAGCATTAACGAATAGATCGTTAGTTAGCACAGTTAATGGAGTTGCTTCTAGCGGAGTAAGCGTTTGTCCAAGTCCACAATCCATAACCTCATCATTTACATTAACCAATTTAGATGAAAAACTAATATTAGTAGCTCCTTTAATTAATGCAATCGGGGTTTATGAGATACAATTAACCGGAGCAAATAACCAGCAATTAAACATTGTCTTTAATATTACAGCTAATGCAGCATCAAGTTATAACTATTCAACTATTAATATAATGAATGTTAATGATTCAACCGGTACTATTACAAGTGCAAACCTTAGCAATTATATATTATTTAAAGGTTATTTACGTACAACGGCTTCGAACACTTATTTTGCAGTTACAATGATAATGCCAGGCACAATCCCTTATACTAATCCGGTAACTTTAACCGCATGGCAATCAAGCGCTGCATTCTTAAATGATAATTCTACTATTACAGCCTTTGTAACCACAGATGTTTCTAATTTAATTAGTTTAGCTCCTGCTGATAATATTTTCAAAATGAAAGTTAATGTAGTATCTTCTTCTGTAGCTAGCCCTCAGGGTTATTTTTATGTTCCTGGAAGTGGATCAAACGCTATTTACCAAAACAGTATAACGTCCGGAACAGGTGCCGGAGTAGCATTAAGCCCTGCTTCAGTTGCTATGACTGGTGTTTATAAATTAGCAGCTACGTCTACAAGAAACTATTTATATGCTATAAATAATAGCAACGTATTCTTATGGGCAATAAGTTCAACTGCGGGAACTATATCTCCATTAAGCCCGGCTTCATTTGCTACAACAAACACCCCTACTGGAATTGTTGTTTGTCCAGCAAATCGCTTTGTATATGTATGTGGTTTTGGCACCGGATTATTTGGTCAATATTCTATTACAAAATCAACTGGTCAATTGGTTGCTATTGCATCTGCTCCAACAGCAGCAGCAGGAATGCAAGATTTAACTTGTCACCCATCGGGTAAATGGTTATATGCAATTAACAATATTAATGGTTTAGTTTATCAATATGTGGCAAACTCTTCTACTGGAGCGCTAACGGCACTCGGAACCCCTACCATTGCAGCCGGTTCCAGTCCTATAAAAATTGTGGCGCACCCTTCAGGTTCTTTTGTGTATGTATTAAATAATGGCGCAAGTACTATCAGCGTATTTAGTGTCAATCCTAGTACTGGGCAATTAACCCTTACTTCTACTTTTCCATCTGCTTCAACTGGAAACATGCAAGGGATGTGCATTAGTAACAATGGACAATTTATCTATTATAGTAGTCAAACCTCAAATACGATCAATCAATCTATAATAGATACTTCTACTGGAGCAATTAATACACCTACTACATCATTGACTGTAGCTGGTGCTAGAGATTGCTGTATTGATTATACCGGATCATTTTTATATGTTATTAATAATACGGCTAACCAAGTCCATTCGTTTACAATAAACCAAACAACAGGGGCTATGACGCCTGTTAATACGGTAGCTACAGGCACTAACGTAAATAATATTATAGCAATTTAAAGGAAATTAAATGATAATTTATTTTTATAATATTTTAGGCATGATGCTATTAGTATGGTACTCATGCTTACGTTGGTATATCGAAGGTAATAACTTAGGGGAAATTGTACTAACTGATCAACATATAACTATATTTAAGTTAAACTGGATATGGACGCTAATTAATTTAGTAACTGCATTTTGTTCTATTGGTTTTCTTGCAAAATCTATATTATTTCTAAATAACACTTTTACAAAAAATATATATACATTAGTATTTTTATTAACTATAAGAAATATATGGTATGCATTTGAAGATATTGATCAATTTTATAAAATCGATCATTCTTTAAAACAAACATTATATATTATTATAGATATAGCAATGATTTTTGAGTGCTTAATTTGGTTTTATTTATATTCTAAGAAAGTATAATTAATATATGATAGATTTTATGTATAATCACTGGATGGAAGCCGGGATGATATTTGTAGGATTCATAAGTACCATTGTTATTATGCAGTATAAAGGTAATAACACTGAAAAAAAGGTAGATAATTTATCTAGTGAAATTGGTGGGATAAAAGATACTTTACATTTAATTCAAATTGAAAATATACGAACCTCAGAACGAACACTAAATACTCAAGAACAGTTAAAAGAAATTAAAGAGCAATTGAAAGATTTTAATAGGTCAAGAAATGCAAAAACTAATTAATTGGCTAAAATACCATTGGCATGAACGAGGTTTTAGAGTTTCAACCATTTGTGGATTAGTTGTACTTTATTTAGAGATTTTTCATCATACAGAATTTAATCATATATTAGATAAAGCTGTTGATAATCCTATAATTATAGGAGCTATAGTGAGTTGGTTAGTTGGGACAAATAAATTTTGAACATGATATTTAGTTTTTTGCCACGATATTTCCAGCTTATTTGTATTTTGGCAGCCTTTTTAGCTGGTTGGTATAGTGGATACACTTATTACAATGTAAAACAGCTTAAAATTGATTTAAAAGCAAAAAACGAATTAATTAAAAATAGAGATTTAGTTATTTCCAAAATGCAAACATCTGAAAAAATTACTAATGATATTTTAGTTAAATCAGCAGAGCAAAGACAGCAGGATAAAATAAATTATGAAAATGTATATAGTAAGTTACAAAATGTTTCTAAACAGCTTGATAATAGTAATCATATTAATGGTATCCTCGTGCGCACTGTTCAATCAGGAATCAACGGTAAAACAGTGTCAGACGCCGATACCTCCAGCAGAATTAATGAGGAAGCCACAACCTATAGAGCTTCAGATTTTGCCAATCAACTCATCAACCTCGGCCAAAAATGCACCGAAAATACTAACCAATTAATTTTATTACAAGAATGGAATAGGCAGCAATTTGAGGTCAATAAATGATCGAGTCTCAAAATTGCATCAATACCCTAAAACAAGTTGAGGGGTTTAGTGCTACTCCTTATTTGGATTCTGGCAATGTCCCATCCATAGGCTATGGTACTACATATTATCCGGATGATAGTCGAGTCACAATGGTGGACAAAGCTATCACACAAACTCAAGCTGATGATTATTTAAGATATTCTGTTGATAAATGTGTTGATAAGCTTAACCAATACCTTACAGCACAATTAACTCAATCTCAATTTGACGCCTGCGTATTAATAGCGTATAACATTGGCAATAATGCTTTTGATAATTCTACCCTTCTACAAACTATAAATAATAATCCTAACGATTTAATTAATATATACATTCAATTTAAACGCTGGATTTATGTCGGTGGTAAAGTAGTAAGGGGGCTTGAGAATCGCAGAGAAATAGAGTCACAATTATATAGCTCTAATGAAGTATATCAATTATATGTATCTGATTTAGATTTGAATTTGCCAATATATCGAGACTATCTAAATTATATTGGCAAGACAAATTTTTAAAATGGTATATCGTCTGAAGTTAATGCACCTACAGATGCAGCTTCATCAATTGCTGGTAAATTATACACAGCTTCTTCATTTTCTGCTTTTCTGCTAAGTAACTCAATATTTCTAGCATATATTTGTATAACAGATATTGGTGTATTATCCCTGCTCATATAAGCTCGACTATTTGGAAATCCAGCAACTAATATTTTACTGCCTTTCTTCACATAATTTTTAACAGTATCAACTTGTTTGCCATTTACAGACACATCTACCCAATCTGTCTTATTTTTACCTACGGCAATTCCTACAGAAAATGTGGCAAATTCTTCACCTTGAGGACTCATTCGTATTTCCGGGTCACGTCCTACATTACCCGTTATTATCATTTCTTTCATATTAAATTTTCCTTATTAACATCATCATAAATTAATACCCCTTTGATAGTATTAAACTCTTTAGCTATTTTAAGGCTATCTTATAATGAGGAGCCTCGCTGTCGCCTGTATTTAATCGTGTTTTACCCTTTTATACAAATTAATTGTTTTAACGTATATTCAATACTTACTAAATCTGCTTGATTATTCATAACTATATCAATATCTTTATATGCGCCAGGTATTTCATCAATTACTGCATTATCCTTTCTACATTCAATGCCATTGGTTTGGTTAATTAAATCTTCTTGGGTAAATATTGCGCGAGCTTTAGTCCTAGACATTTTGCGCCCGGCGCCATGTGAACAGCTATAAAATGATTCAGGATTTCCTAGCCCACGGACTATAAAAGATTTTGCGCCCATAGAGCCGGGTATTATGCCTAATTCGCCATTACGGGCTGAAACAGCACCTTTTCTGGTAATAAATATATTATTTCCAAAGTGGTTTTCGATAGTAGTGTAATTATGATGGCAGCTAACTTTTAAAACCGCTAAATCATTGTGGTTATTTGCATTGGTATAATCTTTTCCATATACTAAATATGATATTTGTTTAAGTATGCGTTCCATCATTTCATCGCGATTATAAAACGCATATTGCTGCGCCCAATTCATATCATGAATATATGCATCAAATTCTATAGTATTTTGTGCAAGATAAGCTAATTCAGGATCTGGCAAATTAATAAAATACTTTTTCATTAAGGATTTGGCGTTATTTATGTGATAATCAGCAATTGTTTTACCAATATTCCTACTTCCGGAATGTAACATTACCCATGCGGTACCATCTGTGTCGGTGCATATTTCTATAAAATGATTACCGCCCCCTAAGCTTCCACATTGATAATATGACCTTTTTATTTCTTTAGCTATCATATCAAAGCAATATAAATCTCCAAGTAATTTAATTTTGGTTTCTACGTTTTGAGAAATTTCTTTATTTGCATTAAATCCAACTGGGACACTGCGCTCAATCTGATTCCGTAGTTCTGATAATTTACCATCAAACATATCAATTTTAAATGGTAATTTTACAGCTGTCATTCCACAACCAATATCTACACCTACAGCAGCAGGTATAATAGCGCCTTTAGTAGCAATTACAGTTCCTATTGTTGAACCTTTTCCCGCATGTACATCTGGCATTACAGCTATATGGTTATGAATAAATGGCAATTTAGCTAAATTAATTAATTGATTTCTGGCTTCGTCTTCAACATCATTGGTCCATATTTTTATTGGTTTATCAGCATTTATAATTTGCATATTGCCCCCTTCTCTAACAAAATGTACTGCCCACATAGTTATAGCCAGTCGTCTAGCTTCTTAAGCATGGACATAAGCTCATAGGCAGCACATATTCTTTTAATTCTGTAAGTCTATCAATTCCTTTTAATACTATTTCAAACTATTTTATTCGGGCCTTTACCATGATAAACAATTATATCGCGTGTTTCTATTTTATATCCCATGTCGCATAATCTTTTTCTTACTGCACGTGGATTTGCAACTCCCAATGCTTCTGTAATAAAAGCATCAAATTGTTTAACTGTCAATGCATATTTTATTTCATAAGTTTCTTTTCTATATTTATTTAAAAAATCAATAATTTTCGCATAATATTTTTCTTGACTTATGCCAGTTTTTCGCCTTACCATAATTTACCTTTCAACCATAATAATAATTTTGAAAAAAAACCTAATTCTACAAATAATTGTGTATTTCTATAAATTGGTTTTTGCTTTTGCCATATAGCTTTTCTTTGCCATATCACCATTGGATGTTGCCAATCAGTATAAGATTTTGCAGTTTCATGCTTAAAGTACATTTATATCTCCTTTGATATTAATAATTACATTGCCGGGGTTTGCCTGTTTTGTCTGGAATTGGCATTCTATATTGGCCTTGAATAAATTCAATATTCTTTATACATATTGTATTATATCCCCAATAATATTTTACATGCCAATCGCTCATAATGCCGCCTATTATTAATAATATTATAATTAATGAAATTAAGCAACACAATTTCTTTCTTTTCACCATTCAATTGCTCCTTAAAAATTGTGGATGTGGGTATTTTAATCCTGATGCTATTTCAAATACTTCACCTTTTGTGTGATGAACCATCACTGCTGGATAAGCATGAGTAAATTCTCCTTTAGTATCTCTTATAACTATATCATTATCACCATATCTATTAATTTTATCTTGTAAAGCTAAAATAAGATCAGATGCTTTCATTAGTATTCAATTGCTCCTAAAATAGATTCTTCATAATGCTTTTGGCATGCTTCTTGGGCTTGTTTTAGTGTACCACGCATACAGCCTATATAACCATCTCTAGGAATTTCTAAATCCACATTTTCATCATATGGTTTATATGTAGCCATCCATGAGTCATCTTCATCCGTAAAATGGGTAATTACATATTCATTTGTAATATATTGGTCTAAAGTTGTTCCCGGTAGTTTAATTTCATTGTATTTCCAAGGTAGTTTCTTGACCACTGGCTTTAGGTCTTCAATCATTTGGATTAGCTTATCATCTTTTTCGACTGGATAAAATTCAGGATTGGTATGGTCATTATAATATGCTAAATTTTCTATTATATAATCAATAATTTCTTGCTTAGTTTTCATTTGATTTCTTTCTAGTTATTCAATATTCAACAGTAGATTTAGCTTCAATCATTTCTTTTTCATAAGCATTAGATTTTTTATAAATTAGTTTTAATGGATAAAACCCATCGTAAATCCCATCAAACCTTTTAGTATATATTTCTACATTTAAATCACCATGTTTATTTAAGAGGAATTGCGCCTGTTCAATTAATTCACTTAGTTTCATTATTAAACCTATCTGTACTTGTTATATCTTGCATCCAAGATAATATTTTAAGAATATTATTTGGTACAAGAATTTTCTTACGTTGTATTTCACATAAATTTGAATCATTTAAATAGTAATCAAAAAATGGTATAGCCGGTCCAGGTAATTCAAAAAACCGATCATATTTATCAAGTAGTTTTAAACTAGGGGTTTTTTTCCCACTCTCAATTTCACTAAGATGTGAGTTTGATATGCCTAATTTATCAGCAAGCTCTATTTGTGATAAATTATGATAGTTACGTAAAAGCTTTAAAACTTTAGATAGGTTCTTCATACTTCTGCCTTTCTTTTATCATACATCTAGCAATAATATATGCTGTTTCTGCCAAAAATGATGCAGGATGATTATCTACCATAATAGGTACACTTGATAATCCGGTCAAAGCAGCCATTGCAAACTCATCTAATAGTGTTTTTTCTGTCATTTTAAAATAGCTTCCTTTTTGATAATTAAATAGTTTTTATTTGTTCAAAATTTTCTATTGGTGCATATATAGCCCATATACGTGATGTTGTCACAATGTTTTCATTATATTGATCTGTTCCATCTATCATTCTATAAAATTTCTTACCCTCATTATCTATTATTTTAAGTGCCCAATATATAGTATTCAGATCATATCGTACTTCATCTTTAAATTTACTGTAACGATAGGTTTCATAATAATTAATACATTTTAATTTTATAGCTTTTGTTAACTTTAATCTAAAGCATTGTTTTGGGTATCCAGATTTTTCTATTGCTCCACATTGACTACATTTTGACTCTTTATATTTATTATAATAAATCCAATCAGTTCTAATATAATTAGAACATTCACGGTGTTTATAAAAACCACCATCACTACACATATTGGGGGCTGTTAAAAAATGTATTTCTCTGCAAAATGGACAAATTAGTTTATGCATTTATACATCTTTCTATATTTATACATCTTTCTATATTTTTAGCCATTTTCCACTTTTACCTTCATTAAAACATAAGCATATTCTTCATTTGGTAGTGTTTCACATACTGGAAAATCACACATAGTAATAAGCCCAGCATTTCCCATCCAAATTACTTCACCAGCAATAATATTTTGTCTATATAGCCTAATATCTTCCCATTTTGTAGACATAATTACTTTATACTACTTTCTTAAATTTAATTTTATATATTTAAATAATTTGCTAATATGTGTGCATGTAGAAACTGCTCCTACAATTAATAAAGCAGTTACACCAAATCCAAGCGTTATACCCATAGTTGTTAACATTATCTACACTCTACAGGTTTACCCGATAAGTCAACTTTTACAGTTGCCCCAGAAGTGAACTGTATATAAGTTACATGTGATATACATATTTCACTATATCCTGTAAAATGCGCTATTGTTCTATCCACCCACCCACACCCGCTTAATAACGTAGTAATTATTGCTAAAGTCCCTATATTTTTAAAAAACATAATTTTCTTTCTAAAAATTAAATTAAAAGTAGCATATTTTACCCAGATTAATTGCTTTTAATGAAGACACTTGAGGCTAAAAGCCCGGAAATTTTCATTAATCCCGACATATGCAAGGTCGCGTATTTTATTTATTAAACAATTCTTCGGCTTTAGCCACAATTTCTGGTGACACTTCTGGTTCTACTTCAGGGTTAATTTCTTCTGCATCGCTAATATCGATCACTTGCTGATTTATAGCATCAATAACATTACTATGAGGTTTAGTTGATTTATTATCAAATTCAAACATTTCATCGTCGCGTTGTATTACAGTTTCTAAATCACTACTCATTGGTAAGCGCTTAGATATGCGACGAATAACTGTTTTTTTAGCCATCTCTCCCCAGTTTTCTTTCCAAGCTAAACCATCTTTCATTTTACTTTTTAAACGAATTTTTTCAATTTCAGCGGTAGTCATTACTTCCCGATAAACTGCACCATCTTTAGTTTTTACAATTACATATGCACATATAGCTTTGCCATTGTTTACAAGTGAAGGTTTATGAATTATATGTTCATCATCGCCTAAACAATAATCAAACTTGTCTTCTTCATAGACTACGTGCGCTGCAATACTAGCTAATTCGCCACTATTCCGAACTTTTTTTAATATACCTCCATACATAGGCATATATTGAACCATGTCTCGATATGTTCCATTTTTCTGTTTTGTTGGATATATTACTAATGCACATTCTCTACCATCTGGTAATAGTCCATCTTGAGCCGCTTTAAAACATGCCATAAAAAGGCTAGGGCGATCCGCAGTAAGTAAGCTTGGGTTTTGGATCGCTGCCGTTTTTACAATGCGAGTAAAACGTTCTACAGTACAATTATTTGGTAAAGCGGCTTGGAATTCAGCTTTACGATCAGTAAACTGTTGATCTAGTAGTTGTAATGCATTTTGTTGTGTTGATGCCACTGCGGGTGCTGTCATGCTACGTTCTCCTCAAAATTATATTTATTTATTATCCATGCTGGCAAACTAATTGTTTGAAGTTTATCCTCATAACCAGGCCACCGATTATTATTATAACAATCATTATATAAATCTAAAAGCTTCCTATTTTCATCCGATCCAATTTTTATCATCATTTCATCAGCCATAAAAAATCCACACTCATAAGGTGGGTTTTTTTCAATTGGTAATAAAATAAACGGTGGTCTTACACCAAAAATGTTTAAAAAACCTTCTTGATAGAATGCTGCTTGATTATGATAGCCAAAATTATAAATTGTTTTGGCAAACTCATCAGGGTTGGCATTTGTAGTGGTTTTATAATCTATAATTAATCCATCTGGAAATAATTCAGATTCTCCTGGTTTAAAATTATAATCAGGTTTCATTTTACATTTTAAGCCTGTTGCTGAATCAGTCCAGTAAAATTCTTCTTCAGGAGTCCCGCCGTTGAGTATTATTCGTGATGTTTTTTTATTTAAAACCGAATCTCGCATACGTTTAACTGCAATCATTTCTTCTGGATTAATAATAATTTTCCCTCCTGATTTAGCAATAAAATCCGCATAAAAAGCTTTACCTTCTTTTGTGCGCCTATCTATTGCAGGAGAACTTATATAGCTATCTATAAATTTTTGATGTTCAAATAAGCACATATGAGCAGCAGTGCCAAATATCATTGCTTCTGTTTCAATCTCTGGATCTCTCTTTGGATCAAGATGTTTTGCCCAAAAATGTTTAGGGGATTTCTTTAAATCCTTAAGCTTACTTTGCGACATAGCTGGATTGTCAAAGTAATTCATAATTTCCACTCTATATAAAAATTATTCTCTAAAATCATTATATATTGATTCATCAAAGTCTGGGTTAATAACCAAAAGTCTAACGGTGAATTATCTTTGTTTAATAATATTTCATCTCTTTTTGATTTAAAAGCTTCTGTCAATTTTTCAAAAGTATCGCAGCCAGTAAACCAATTTGTTTTCTCTGTCATTTAAAAAATCCTATAAGCCTTTGTCGTTCTTGTTCTAAATGCAACTCTGCAAAACCTTTAATCATAGCAATTTTTATGTTTTTCTCTAAAATTCCAAACTCTTTGGCTATTTGAGGCTGTAAATGCGTTGGATTAGATGTTGCTTTTATGTAATAAGCTTTGTAATTGATCATTTTACTCTTTTCTAAACATTAAATTGTCTATAATGATCTATTCCATTAAATTCTTGTGCATCTGCTATTGCATTAGCTAAATTAAATTCATAATCAATATAACAATTTGTGCAAATTGTGTTTTTATTTTGTTTTGTACTATCAGGATCAGATATGTGCCGTTCCCATACTGACCCATCTTCTACTTCGCACCACGCACACATCATATTGATAAAGTTTGACCTAAGAGATTATTCTGCCATACTAATTTTCTACCAATTTCGTATACAGTATTAGCCCATGAGGTTTTAATATTAAACTCAGTAGCTAAAGATTTTAAATTACAATCTGGATTATGTAATTTTTTTCTATAAAATCCAATTAATTGACGTTGGGTAACATCTTTTTTAGCTAATTCTTTTAATACGTCTTTTTCAGTTTCAGATAATTCAGTTTCTTTACGTAATATATTGTTAGCCACACTTTTTTTTAAATTAGTTAAATGGTCATTTAAGCTTAATCCATTAATAGAAGAAAGTGTATATTTTAATTTATTCATTTTAACCATTAAGTTTTTAAGTTGTTGTTTTTCTTTGCCTTCATCAAAAATTTCGATTGTTTCTATATAATGGTTTGTTTCACGATTTAAAAAAACTAAATTATTGGATTGAACATTAGAGGCTTGGATATGTTTATTCATGATTTTTCTCCTTAAATTTTTGAATAAATACGTTGTCCCGAGCAGATCTGGTTAATTAATTACCAACCATGGCGATATATTATCATACGTTTAAATAGATTTGCAAGCACGAAAGTATAACTTTCTGTTGTGCGGTGCAATAAATTCAATGTTTTCAATATATTACACGTGGATAATTTTTTAGAATAAATAAATAGGTAAAATCCCTATATGAATTTTTCCTGTATGATATAATGCTGAGCTTACATATGAAAAATTGAGTGTGAATCGATTAAATATCCTTTGTATGTAAATAATAAAACCCCCGTATTTTCAAGGCTTTTGTTCACACCACTAGCTGCGAAGATATGGGGGTTTTATTATTTTAGGAGAAAAACATGCAAGAATGGATAAGTTTTGGTGATATAACCAATCCAATGCACCCACCACTATCTTCAATAAAACAAGCTTCTGTTTATCATAATGGACATGAAGAATGTATGAGGCACTATGGTAATAATCATAAATGTAAAAAGAGTCATATTAGCTTTGATTCAAACATTATTACTGAAGTTAAAGAAAATGATTTTTGCCAAAAACATGGGGTAAAGTTTATTAATGAGCACTTTAAGCTTCCATCTGGAAAAACAGAATGGAAAGGCTGCCCA